CTAGGCATGAAGCTGGCCCCGCTCACGCGGACAAGCCCTTCGCAAAAAGAACCTCAAACTTTTTCATGGAGAATGGGCAAATGTCTGTCAATATTCCAAATCACTTTGCACAGCAGTTCGCGACGAACATTGAATTGCTGTTGCAACAGAAGGACTCGCGCCTTCGCAGCCTTGTAACCCAAGGTTCGTATGTCGGTGAACAAGCTTCACCGGTTGATCAAATCGATAGCGTCGAAATGCAAGCCGTCACTGGCCGCTTCGAAGCTATGCCCCGCGTGGATGCGGACACCGCACGTCGTTGGGTTTTACCGTTGGACTTCGATCTTCCTCAGTTGATCGACAGTTTCGACAAGCTCCGTCTTTTGACGGATCCGAATTCGGTTTACGTCATGAACGCTGTGGCCGCGGCCAAGCGCAAAATGGATGACGTAATCATCGACGCCTTCTTCGGAACTGCGAAGACTGGCAAAACCGGAAGCACAAGCACCACGTTCCCGTCCGGCCAACAGGTCGCGGTGAACCAAGGCGCTTCGGGCAACACCGGTCTCACAGTCGCCAAACTCCGTGAAGCCCGCCGATTGCTGCGTGCAGCTGAAGTCGATCTTGACATGGATCCGATCACTTGCGTGATCACATCCAAGCAAGAAGACAACCTGCTGGCTGAAGCGCAGATCATCAGCCTTGACTTCAACGACCGCCCCGTTTTGGTGGATGGTAAGTTGAAGTCGTTCTTGGGAATGAACTTCGTTCACTCCGAACGCTTGGATGTTGACGGTTCCAGCTATCGTCGCGTTCCCGTGTTCGCAAAGTCTGGGATGCACCTAGGCATTTGGAACGACATCACATCCGACATTTCACAACGGAAAGATATTCGTGGGCTGCCCTACCAGGCATATGTTTATATGACCATCGGTGCGACACGCCTTGAAGAAGAAAAGACCGTTGAAATCAAGTGTGCGGAATAAGGGGGAATAGCGAATGGCAACCGTATCAGTAAAATCGACCCAGATCACGAACCGGGATGCAAGCCCGCGCGTGCGAAGCAATTCGCGCATTTCGCGTGGCGCGCTTTTGTGTTCGATGGGCGTCTGCGCGACAACCGCAGCAGATGACATCGGATCGAAGTACAACCTGTGTTCGATTCCTTCGAACGCCCGTGTAGCCCAGCTTCTTCTTTCGTGCTCCAGCCTTGGAACGGCCGGTGCTGCGAACATCGGTTTATGGCAGACCACTGACAATGGTGGCGCTGTTGTAGATGCCGACTTCTTCGCAAGCGCAGTGGTTCTGACTTCGGCTTTGTCGAACTCAGACATCACGACTGAAGCCAACGGCGCGAACGCTTCGATCGGTAAAGAGGACATGGAAAAACCCATTTGGGAAATTCTGGGTCTGACAGCCGATCCGAAGATTGACTACGACATCGTGGCACAGCTGACAGCAGCGACCGTCGATGCCGGATATGTCGCTTTACAAGCGGTGTATCAGTTATAAGTTGTCTTTGAAGGCCCGGGCTAAAAACCCGGGCCTAAATCTTTTTAAGGGGGAATCGTGGCAACACGTCGTTTTAAGATATCAGTAGGTGAAGGCGAGTTTTCTGTAACTGAAGAAGTCGGCGCCGCTGTCAACTCGGACACTGTGGAACTGACCGTTGAACTGGCTTCAACCGCTGTCAACGAAGTCGCCACAACTCGTGGTGTGAAGAAGCAAGAAGTCTTGGATTGCATCGACAAAATCAAGAATCACATCATCAAAGCCAACTGGCCGCCGGCATAAGGGGTGATCGATGAATAACTCAGCGATCGTTCTTGCTGAAAACGCGGGCGCGGGCACTACTGCTGCGAAGGTTTTAAACTCGGGCGGCAAGTATGGTTTAGTGTGGGGCGCCACCCTTGGCGGCGGAAACTTGCAATTGCAAATTAAAACTCCGGACGGGAACTGGGCTGCTTGTGGTTCCGCAATTTCGGCTTTGGGCTTGACGGTGTTCGATCTTCCGGCCGGTGAATACCGTGCGGTGATCACCACATCAACCGCGAATTATGCGCGCCTGATTGGGATTTCTGCCTAATGGCCAGCAAGGTTGAGATTGCAAATCGCGCACTTCAAATACTCGGGGCGAAACGTATTGTTTCGCTCACCGAAGATTCACGAAATGCGCGCGCGATCAGCGCAGCGTTTGAGCCCGTTAAGCTGGCCGAGCTTCGCAAGCATCCTTGGGCTTTTGCCACAAAGCGCGTGCAATTAGCGGCAAGTGCAACAGCGCCGGCATTTACAAAGGCCCGCGCGTTTCCACTTCCCGCGGATTACGTTCGGCTGTTGCCGCCGGATTCAGAAGAAAACTTCAATGACTTGGACTGGGAAATTGAAGGGAAAAGCATCATCACAAACGACAGCGCACCGCTCAACGTGCGCTACATTTATGATGTGACAGATCCAAATGAAATGGACGTGCTCTTTCGCGAATCGTTCGCAGCGAAGCTGGCCGAACAACTTTGCGAAGAAATCACGCAGTCCAACACTAAAGTGGCCACGGCGCAGTCTTTTTATAAAGATGCAATCGCCGAAGCCCGGCGCACGAATGCCATTGAAAAGACTGCGCAGAAACCGCCCGATGATGAGTGGGTAACTTGTAGGAGTTAAGAAGTGCCAAAAGTTTCGCCGATGCAGACTAGTTTCGGCGGCGGCGAATTCAGCCCGCTGCTTAACGGGCAAGTCGAATTAGACAGGTATCAACAAGCACTTGAAAAGTGCCTTAACTACATTCCGTCTTTACAAGGCGGATTGGTGCGAAGATCCGGAACCCAATTCGTGGCCGAAACAAAAACCGCCGGCAGCGCAGCCCGCTTGGTGCCTTTTGAGTTTTCCGTCACGCAAGCCTACATCCTAGAATTCGGTGATCAATACATTCGATTTTATCGAAACAACGGACAGATCCAATCCGGTTTATCGCCGTATGAAATCGCTTCGCCTTATGCGGCCGCGGATCTTTTTCAGCTTCGAATCACACAAAGTGCGGATGTCCTTTACATCACACATCCAAGCTATGCGCCCCGCACACTTTCAAGAACGGGTCACACGTCTTGGGTTTTGGCCACGATAAACTTCACCGATGGCCCCTATCTTCCGAACAACGTGACCCGGTATGGGTTAACACCAAGTGCAGCCACCGGCACAGGGGTCACCCTGACTGCTGATAACTCGGTGTCGATTACGGGTGCTGCGAACAACGGTTCAGGTCTTATTCGAATCACCGCGGCCAGCCACAGCTTCACTACAGGTGAGCGCGTTTCAATTGTGAGCGTGGGCGGAACAACAGAAGCGAACGGTCAGTGGACAATCGAAGTAATCAGTTCAAGCACTTTTGATCTAGTCGGGTCTACATTCGTCAACGCATACACCGCCGGCGGCGTTGCTTGGCCGGGGATCTTTGCGTCCGGCGATGTTGGCCGGCACGTGCGCTTGCGCGAAGGTTCGGTCTGGGGTTGGTTTAAAATTACGGCCGTCACACACGGCGGGCTTGTAACCGGCGACGTGCAAGCAACACTCACGAACACGAATAAGAAAACGAACTTCAGGCTTGGTGTGTGGTCGGATGCCGTGGGCTGGCCCGCGGTCGTGACCTTTCATGAAGACCGATTATTTTTCGCCGGCGCCACGTCGAACCCGCAGCGCTTAGATGCTTCGGTCACTTCGGAGTATGCGAACTTTGCACCGAGCGCAGCGGACGGAACTGTGGCTGCAACGAATGCCTTGAGCTTTACCTTTAACGCGAACGACGTAAACGTGGTTCGTTGGGTCATATCGGATGAAAAAGGTCTGCTTGTTGGAACCGCCGGCGGCGAATGGCTTGTGCGTCCGTCATCATCAGGGGAAGCGCTCACACCTTCGAACATCACAGCGAAGCGCTCGACGAAGTATGGAAGCGCCAACGTGCAATCGATTCAGTTCGGGAAGTCTGTTCTTTTCGTGCAGAAGGCGGGCCGCAAGGTCCGCGAACTGACCTACTTTTTTGACGCTGACGGATTCCGTGCAACGGATCTGACGTTGCTGGCCGAGCACATCACACAAGGCGGGATTGTGGAAATGGCTGATCAAGCCGAACCCCAGCCCATCTTATGGTGTGTGCGTGAAGACGGCTATCTTGCGGCACTGACTTATGAACGTGATGTGGATTCGTTTAAAGTCGGATGGCATAGGCATTTGCTGGGCGGATCCAGTGATGCTGCCGGCTCACCGGCTATCGTTGAAAGTGTGGCGGCGATTCCATCAGCTGACGGCACCCGCGACGAACTATGGCTGATTGTGCAGCGCTATGTCGACAACGCCGTGGTGAGATACGTGGAATATATGATGCCGCTTTTTGATGATTCGACGGAACAAAAAGACGCCTTCTTCGTGGATTGCGGACTGACTTATGACAGTCCGAAAACAATCACCGGCATCACGCGCGCGAACCCTGCCGTGGTCACTTCGGCAAGCCACGGCTTTAGCAACGGCGACAAGGTTTTGCTTTCAGATATCTTGGGCCTTTTGGATGTCACTGACGAAGAAGACGAAGATTACACCGGCACATCGCCGCTTAACGGCATGAGTGTGCTTGTAAAAAACCAAGCGGCGAACACGTTTGAAATCACGGATCTTGATGGCAACAACATCGACACATCGGGATACGACACGGCCTACGTGTCAGGCGGCGAAGCCCGCGAATACGTGCAAGTGATTTCAGGACTGGATCACCTGGAAGGTGAGACGGTCGACATCTTGGCTGACGGCGCAGTTCAACCCAGTAAGGAAGTCACGGGCGGCGAAGTCACATTGAGTGTGACCGCTACAACGGTTCACATTGGTTTTGGATATATCAGCGACGGTAAGATGCTGCGCCTAAATGCGGGGGCTGCGGACGGAACGGCGATCGGGAAAACCCAGCGCACCCACCGCATTGGCATCATGCTTCACCGGTCTTTGGGCTTAAAGATCGGGCCAAGCTTCACCGATCTGACCCAGCTTACATTCCGACAAACGTCGGACGCAATGAGCCGCGCGCCGGCCCTGTTCACAGGCATCTTGTCAGAAGAGTTTGAAGGCGATTACGATTTTGAAAACCAGTTTTGTTTTCGGCAGGATCAACCCCTGCCCAGCATGATTTTGGCGCTGATGCCGCAAATGCATACTCAGGATAGGTAATGGTAACGATTCGACGCGCGACTGAACATGATGTGCCTTGGCTGTTTAAGTGCTGCGAAGACTTCGCCAAGTTCTATGGATCGAAGATTAGCCTGGCAGGAAACCCCACCTATGGCCGCGCCTTCTTGCGAATGTTGACTGAAAAGCATTTAGTGTTGATCGGTCTAAAGGACAACATGCCGGCCGGCTTTATTGCCGGCATGATCACGGCCCATCATTTCAACCCCGACATCAAGCAGCTGGCCGAACTTCTGTGGTGGGTTTCTGAAGAGTATCGGAACTCAGGCGTGGGCATGGAACTTTTCGAATACTTCTTGGACTATGGCAAAATGAATTGTGATTGGATCACGTTCACGCTTGAACACAATTCACCCATTAAAGATTCGTTCTTACTTGAGCGCGGGTTTTCAATGACGGAAAAAGCTTATCTGATGGAGTGTAATTAATGGCAGCAGTAACCACAGCAGTTGTCGCCGGCGCGAGTGTTTTGCTGACGGTATACGGGCAGCAAGAACAAAAGAAGGCTGCACTTAAAGCAGCCAAGCTCAATGCCCAAGATGCTGAAGAAAACGCGCGCCTTACAACTATCCAGGCCGCTGAAGATGCGCGGCAATTTCGTTTGTCCTTTCGCCGTGATCAAGCAAAGAACGTCGCCGCCATTGGCGCAAGCGGGATTAAGCAAGAAGGCTCACCCCTTGAGGTTTTGCAAGACAACGCTTCGATGGCCGAAAAAGATTATCAAAATATTGTTGCAGGCGGGGAACAGCGCCGGGCTTCTTACATGCGACAAGCCCGCATGTATCGTCAAGGCGGGGCCGCGGCCGCCAGGTCCGCTGACATTCAAAGCGCCGCTTCAATTCTTAAAGGCGCGAACGACGTTTATTCAACAGGGCAAAAATCGGGGGCTTGGGAATAATGCCAGTCATCAGAGAGTATCAACAGCAGACACGCGCACCCGGGCCGATTTCACAAGCGGAATACTCGCCCAATCAATTCGGCGCGGCCGAAGGTCGTGCGCTTGAAAACTTAGGGGAAGCCGTCGGCAACACAGCCGACATGATGGCCAAGCGGATCGATCAAGAAAACACAAGTGATGTGACTGCGAAGCTGACAAAGGCAAATGCGGATCTTGCAATCGATCTTCAGAACACAATAAGGACGGCGGAACCCGGTGATAAAAAGGTTTTTGAAGAGTATCAAAAACGCGTGGAAGATACTATCGGCGCCATCGGTGACGAAGCTAACACCATTACCGCCCGATCATTTTTTGGTGAAGCATCGGCGCGAATTAAAGGTCAGCTGTCACAAACGGCAGCCAACGGACAGGCGGAACTCGCAGGCATCAAGGCGGTCACGGATTACACAAATACAATAAACAATCTGTCAGCCGCGGTAATGGCGGATCCGAGCTCGGTTCAGCTTCAGCGCGAACTGCATTTGCAAGCTATCAACAATCTAGTGGCAACGGGTCAGCTGCCCCGGGCGAAAGCGCTTGAGCTTCAAACGCGCGGGGAAACAGAACTTGCGAAATCTTCAGTGCGCGGCTGGATCCAGTTGAATCCTGACTACGCAAAAGAAAAGTTAAAGCAAGGTGCCTTTGACAAAGAGCTCGGGGCCGATGGGAAAGTGCAGCTTTTCGGTGAAGCTGAACAAGCCATCCGTGCAAAAGAAATTGAAATTGAGCGACGTGAGCGGCAGCAAGAAAAGCTTGTCAAGCAAAGGCAGCAAGGAACCCAGAACGATTTCTTGCAAGCCATGGTCGACGGCAAGCTGACTTCGAAAGACATTTTAAATTCGAATCTTGAAGCGTTTGGATCCGGTTCTAAAGAACAGTTTTTAAACATGCTCAAGATGGCGAACGCGCCGGAACAAAAGTTAAAGACTGATGCCGACACAATGATTCAACTTTATAGCCGCATTCATTTACCTGACGGTGATCCAAATAAGTTGATCGATGAAAACGAATTGAACGGATACTTCGGCCGCGGGCTTTCGCTCACGGACTTGAATCATTTGCGCGATGAAATGCAGGGCAAGCAGACTGAAGCTGGCCAAATTGAAAACGATATGAAGCGGCAAGTGATTGAAATTGCCAAGGGCCAGTTAACTAAATCAAATCCTTTAACCGGCTTTAAAGATCCAATCGGCGATGAACAAATGCAAAGGTTCATGGTCAACTTCATGGCGACCTACAAAGAACAGCGCGCCGCCGGCGTTCCACCTAGGGATCTTTTGGATCCGGATTCGCCGAAGTATTTGGGCAAAACCATTTCAAATTACAAGCGCACGAATCAGCAGATCATGCGGGATTTAGCACCCCGTCGCGCGCAGACCCCGGGCACAGGATTGACCCTGACCCCGAGCACAGCGCCGGCGTATGCCGCGCCCCCGAAACCTGCACCGCCGCCACGACAACCTGGCGAATCCGCGCCCGATTATCTCAAACGAATTAAAGGCGGGGGCTAATGGCCGGACTTGCACCTGGAATCGAAGAAATGAACAGCCTGCAACAAGCGGGCTTTTCGTCTTCTGAAATAGAACAATGGCAGGCCGAAACTCGCGGTCAGTTACAAGACGCAGGCTTTGCGCCCCATGAAGTCGATGACTACTTCGGCGTGAAGAAGCCGGACATGACGCCGGTTGAAAAAACCTTTCAAGAAAACTTAATGAAAAAGCGGGAAGCCCAAGCGCCGAAAGAGCCTGCGGTTCAAGATCCGGTGAACCCTATGCCGGAAATGAAGCAAGCCGATTCGTTCTTAGAAGCGATTGAAGCGGGCTTTGATATGTCGGTGTCGGGCTTAGTGATGGGCAGACCCGACGTGGCGCTGGCCGATAACGCCAGCATGTTTTATCGGATCGCCTCACAAGTGGGCACCTTGGCCGGCGACGTGCCGGCTATGATTGCCGGTGCTTTCGTTGGCGCCCCCGCAGGGGCTTCTGTGGGCGGCACTGTCGGGTCTGTGATTCCAGGGGCCGGCACTGTGGCGGGCGCAGCCGCGGGCACCGTGGTGGGCGCTGGAGCGGGTGCAATGGCTTTGCCCGAAGGGATCCGCACAGCGCTGATGGATCACTATGAAAAAGGTGACATCAATTCGTTTAGCGATTTTTGGGAACGCGCATCGGCTGTGGCCATTAACAGTTTGAAAGGCGGCGTGATCGGCGGGCTTACGGCCGGCGTCGGCGGCGCTGTAGCGAAAGGGGCTGCCAAGGTCGCAGCCCCTGCTGTTTTAAAAACAACGGCCCAGCTTACAACTGAAGTCGCCACAATGACAACAGTCGGTGCTGCTTTAGAAGGCAAAGTTCCAGAGCCCCAAGAATTCTTGGACGCTGCCGTTTTAACGGTCGGCATGCATGGATCCATTAAAGCCGCATCGAAGCTTCGAAAGCTCTATGCAAAGGGCAACGTCACGCCGGCTGATGTGGTGGCGGCCGCTGAAAACAACCCGAAGTTAAAGCAAGAAATGATGGCTTCGAACGTGGAAGTTCCGGGCCGCGGTGAGTTTGGAATCACAGTTCCGGAAATGAAGCCGCCTGAAAACATCCCGACCACTAAACCCTTAAGGCCGCCCAATCCTGACTTGCCGGCCGAAGTGAACACAATTCTTGGCCGTGTTGGTGAACAGCCGGCGGCACCGAAGAAGGGCTTGCCCACTTCCAGCGAAATGTATACGGCCTTTGTTGATCGCTTGGATCCTATCAATCAGGCCACAAAAACTTTAACGGGTGCTAAGGAACTGCCGGCGGATGCGAACCCCTACATCCTGGCGCGCACATCGGTGGACGCAAAAGCCAAAGCCAAGCACATGTTCGAAAACGGAATGATCGATTGGAAGACAAAGGAAGTTACCGGCAAGTCCTTAAAGTCTGCACTTGAATCCGTGGAATCGGTGGAAGTTCTTGAGGCTTACATGATTTCAAAGCGCGCTATTGAAAAGAACGCGCAAGGGTTAAAGAGTGGATTCGACATTGCGGCTGCTGAAAAAGTCGTTCGTGATTTTGGCAGCAAGTATGAAGCGGCAGCAAGACAAGTCACTGAGTTTTCAAACGGCGCGCTGAAGTATGTGGCCGATGCCGGCATCTTATCAAAAGAACAGCTGGCCCGCATGATGGATGCGAACAAAGACTACGTTCCATTTAAGCGCTTGATGGATCCGGCGGAAGCTCAAGCTGGCAAGAAGGCCGGCGGAAAGTCCGGAAGTCTTAAAGAGTTTAAGGGCAGCGACCGCGGGATCCAAAGCCCCATTCAATCCATCGTTGAAAACACGGTGGAACTTGTGCAGCTGGCTGAACAAAACCGGCCGAAGCAAGCGCTTGTGGAACTGGCCAAGAAGACTGAAGGCCAAGATCTAATCAAGGCTGTGCCCGAGCGTAAAGAAGCAATCAAGG